TTAAAACGTTCTACCGCTTCCGGTTACAACCTGAAACCGCAAGGTTTCGGTTTCTTCTGCACATTTTCGCACACGCAGCGCTTCGTCGATTATCGCGGCGGTCTGCGCGTCGCGGCTTCCCTTCGGCCGCACGTAGAAGCCCGACGTCACATCGACGCTGGAATGCCCCGCGCGCAGCGAGACGTCCAGCAGGTCGGCCCCGCCGTCGAACGCCAGCGTGAGCGATGTGTGCCGCAGGTTGCGGAACGTTACGCGCGGCACCCTTTCGGGCAGGTTGCCCAGCATGCGCTGATAATGGTTGTAAAAGACGGGCGCGCTCATCCTCCGCCCGCCCGACGCCGCTATGGGACCCGTCTCCGGCACCACCTCGCGCAGGCGTGCGAGTATCGACGCGGGGACGGTCACCGTGCGCACGCTGGTGTCGGTCTTCGGCGTCCCCATATGGGCGTGCCCGCCCGAGTAGGTGTAGTTCTTGTCGATATAGATCTGCGCGCCTATGTCCTCGCCGTCCAGCGCCAGCGCCTCGCCCAGGCGCAGGCCGCAGCCGATGCCAAGAAGCACCGCCGCCTCGACGTCGGTTCCCCGCGCAGCCTCCAGGTACGCTCGCGCCTGGTCCGCGTCCAGCACGTCCGGCTCGCTTCTCTGCGCCTTCGGCTTGCGCACCTTGGCGACGGGGTTGGAGTCTATCAGTCCGTCGTAGAGGGCCATCTGGAATATCCCGTGGAGCACGACGTAGAGGTAGCGCTGTTGGCCCTTCGTGGTCCGCATCGCGAGCGCCGCCCTGATGTGCGCCGGCGCGACCGACTTCATCTTCAGGTCGCCCAGCTTTTCGTAGACACCGCGCTCCAGCTGGCGGCGGTACGCGTACATGGTGCCCTCCTTCAGCTCCGCGTCCTTGGCGGGCATCCAGACGTTCTCCACGAACTCGCGGAAGGTCATGTCTCCGTCCGCGTCGGAACCGGCTTCGAGCAGCATCCGCGCCCGCATCAGCTCGGCGTCGCGCTGCGTGCCCCTCACGACCTTCGAGCGGCGCCTGCCCGTGGCAGGGACCGTGACGAACACGCGCCAGCGCCCTTCGCCCAGGCGGACGACCGATCCGTGCGCCGACTTCATTCCAGCTCGCCTGCCGACTGGTACCAGACGACGGTCCCCACGAACTCGACGTTGCCGTCCCTGATTATTATGTCGTCGTGCTCGTCGAAGCTCTCTGGCGAAAGCAGCAGGACCGACGCGCCCAGGTGCAGGCGGCGCATGACGTATTCCCCGTCGATGCTCACAACCGCGATGGAGCCGTCGATGGGCTGCTTTGCGGGGTCGATGAGGACGCGGCACCCCTCGGGATACACGCGGTTCATGCAGGTGCCCTCGACCTCCAGGAAGTAGCCGTCCTGGTGGTTTTCCCATACCTCGTATGGCACCGGTATCTCGTAGTCGATTATGTCGGGCTCGGTGGCGTCCCCCGCGTGCACGCGGCCCACAAGCGGCGCGTACGCCTTGCGCGGGGTTGCGGGGGCAAGGGCGCCCGCAGGGGCGGAGGTGAGGCCGTGGAGCTTTGCGTAGAGTCCAGCGGTTTCGCTTAGTAGATCTTCGTAAATCAGGTCGAATTCGTCGCAGATAACGTCGAGGTTGGTCGTTTTGGGTTGGACCGCCCGATTCAGCCAGCCGCTGACAGTTGTCTGCGTAACGCCTATAGCATCAGCGAATTTCTGCTGAGTGAGTTCTTTCTTCGCGAGCAGAGCGCGAACGTTCTTAGAGAAAGCAGTCATAAACACCTCCTTATAAAATTGTAAGTTGACTAAATATTCTTATAAATACACTTTACAATTACTAAAAATTCCAATAATATTAAGCACACTTACTAAGTGAAGCTTGCTAATATAGAAGCAAGGCACAGCGCTTTCAGCCGTCGAATACCTCTAGGACGGCATATTTTTTGAAATAACGTAGTAAGTCGACTTACTAAGGAAGGGAGGAAACGATGACCGACTACGAGCCCTTCATGAGCCCCGCGATCATCGCCCGCAAGAGCGGCTTCCCGGTCGAGGCCATCCGCGCATGGTGCAGGCGCAGCGACAACCCGCTGCCGCATGTCGAATCGGGCAACGAGCGCAGGCTGATGCACATCCGCTGGAGCGTGTTCTGCGAGTGGGTGGACAGGGAGCAGCACCGATGAGCGCCGACGAGATGCACCGGTACCTGATGGTGTTCGATGCGACCGAGGAGCAGAAGGATGACCTGATCAGGGTCATGGGGGAGGTGCCCATACACGGCACCGTCTGGCTCATGGCGGACGAGCCCGAAGACGAATCTGGCGGGGAGGGCCGCTGATGCGCCCCCTCGGGCCAAGCTACGGCAACCTCCTTTCTGCCCTATGCGGGCGCTGCTCCGGACACGTGGAGTCAACCGGGGGAACACCATCAGCCGCTCAGGCGGAGACCGCGCAGCCGCATGTCTGCGCAGGCGCTTCCTCGAAGGCCCCCGAAGCGCCCGTGCTTGGCCCGAGGGGGCGCATCGCCCCCGAGGAAACCGGAAGAAGGAAGGAGGGAGGAACAGATGGCAACCGACTTCGGATTGCTGGGAAACGCAAGGCGCATGAGCCTGCTCACACAGGAAGATATGGCGCACCGCATCGGGGTGACGCCACAGACGCTGTGCAGGATCGAGCAGGACCCGCGCCGCATGAAGCTGGGGCTGTTCGTCCGCTACTACTCGCATCTGAACGAGAGCGCGCGAGCCGAGGTCCGCAATGGGCTCGGCCAGTGGCTGGCTGAGGCGGAGGAGGACGGGAGGAGTGCGATTGAGGTGGACCGATGAGCAGGACGAGGTCCTATACACCTACGGATCGCTCGGCGTCGCCGAATGCAGGCGGATCCTCGAAAGCGACTTCGGGGTATCGCGCAGCGAGGAGGCGATACGGCGGCATGCGTACCGCATCGGCGCATCGGTGATCGAGTACGAGACCTGCATCGGATGCGGGCTGAGGGTCCGCAACGTCAACCGCGAGGGCCTCTGCAGGGCATGCAACCTGCGAAGGCTCGTCGATATCAACCGCGAGTACAACGAGAGGCTCAAGCGCGAGCTTCGAGAGAACGAGAACCAGGAGGACAGCGATGAGTACAGGCATGCGAAGCGCGACTACAACGCGGTCAAGCAGCAGAACTCGAGGATGCGCAAGCGAATCGGCAAATGTGGAGATTAGGTCGATTTGTCATTCGGTTTGTCATTTCGACCCGAGGACGGGTGCAGGCGGGGGCTGGCCGCATAGGTACACGTTCGAAGCGTGGAAGGGAAAGGAGGTGGAAGGGGCTTTCGACATAATCGCACCCGGCCTGCTCATGGCCATCATCCCCGCGATCATCACGGCGTTCATCTAGACGAAGGAGGAGACATGAACGAGATCACCACTGTTTTCACGCCTGCAGTAATCGAATGCGACTTCGACGGGATGGGCAAGAGGCTCGACGGATTGCTCGAGCCGTACGACGGATGCACGGCGGAAGCCGTCGCCGCAATGCCCATCGAGGACGTCAAGTCGTGCTCGAAGGACCTCAAGTCGATGCGCAAGGAGCTCGATGAGGGGCGCAAGGCGATCAAGCGCGAGTACAACCGCCCGCTCGACGAGTTCGAGAAGGGGGTGAAGGCCCTCATCGCACGCATCGATGCGCCGCTGTCGCTGTTCACCGAGGCTGAGGCGATCCACGAGGCGGCACGCAAGGAGGAGAAGGCGGATGCGCTCCGCAGGGTATACGAGGATGCCGCGCCGGCACTCGTGGGGGTCGTTCCGTTCGAGCGGATCATGGACCAGCGCTGGCTCAACAAGACCTTCAGCCAGAAGAAGGCCGAAGACGAGCTCATGGCGAGGGTCCAGTCCATCGCCGATAACTGGGATGCGCTCAAGTGCATGGCGCTCAACTACCCGGAAGAGGCGGAGCGCGAGTACTTCGCGACGCTCGACCTTGCGAAGGCGGTGACGCGCGATAGGGAGATCAAGGCGGAACGCGACCGCATCGATGCGATGCGCGCGGACGTGGATGCCAACAGGGCGGCATCGTGCGGCGCGTCCATGCAGGATGGCGGCGCGACCGAACCAGCGGACATGGGAGCGGACGCAGGCACCGGATACATGCAGCAGGTTGAGCGGATTCCCGAGCATACGGATGAGCCCGTGAACTTCTATGCGATGGAGTTCGAGGCGACAGAGAGCCAGAAGCGCGCCCTCATCGCCGAATGCAGGCGAATCGGGATCCATGGGAACCTCCGCCGCATCCAGGCAGCCGAAGCGGATGATCGCGAATCCGACGGCCAGCCCGATATCCCGTCCGATTACGTGTGCTGGGATGTGCTCCATGGCTAGGGAGCTGGCGCGCTACACGGCGCGCGACGGCAGCGAGATAACGCTTTCCGATGACGGCATCAGACGGTACCTGTGCGACAGCGAGAATGTCACCGACAAGGAGGTCATGCTGTTCGCCGCGCTTTGCAAGAGCCGCGGGCTCAACCCGTTCATCAGGGAGGCGTACCTGGTGAAGTTCAAGGACAAGCCGGCAACCATGATAGTCGCCAAGGAGGTGTTCGTAAAGCGCGCGGCATCCAATCCGAGGTTCCGCGGCTTCGAGGCGGGCATCACCGTGATGACGGCGGACCGCACGCGCGTTCTGCACAGGCCCGGCTCGATGCTCATGGACGGCGAGTCGCTTCTGGGCGGATGGTGCCGCGTCTACGTCGACGGCTACGAGCTGCCCATGTACGACGAGGTATCGATGCGCGAGTACGACAAGGGCCGTAACAGCTGGCTTACGATGCCGGCGACCATGATCCGCAAGGTGGCCATCACCCATGCGCTCAGGGAGGCGTTCCCGGACGATCTGGGCGGTTGCTACGGGGCCGAGGAGATGGGCGCCGAGGAGCATGACACGGGAGACGTGGAACTCGCTGCAAGCGACGGCGTCGTTCGCGAGACGCAACCGGGCGCCGCATACGACCAGACGGACTATATCGCAAAGGCGGAGTTCGTCGAGGTGACGCAATCTCCCGAGGAAAACGACGATAGCTATATGGAGGTCTTCTAATGAGCATCAACAGGGTTTACATCAGCGGCAACCTCACGCGCGATCCCGAGATGCGCAACTGCGCGAACGGCAGCACCGTCATTGGATTCGGCGTCGCGGTGAACGACCGCGTCAAGAACCAGCAGACGGGCCAGTGGGAGGACAGGCCGAACTTCATCGACTGCACCATGTTCGGCAACAGGGCCTCATCGCTCCAGCAGTACCTGCACAAGGGCGACAAGGTCGCCATCGAGGGGCATCTGCGATGGAGCCAATGGGAGCGCAACGGGGAGAAGCGCAGCAAGCTCGAGGTCATCGTCGACGAGATCGAGCTGATGTCCCAGAGGCAGCAGCAGGCACAGGCAGCGCAGTACGGGCAACCAGTCGCCGTAATGCCGCAGCATGCCTACCAGCAGCCGCAGGCGCCGCAGCAGCAAGCGTACATGCCCCAGTACCAGCAGGGATACCAGGCGCAGTACCAGCAGCAGCAGGCGCCTCAGCAGGCGTCCGTATACGACGAGGACATCCCGTTCTAGGGGATAGGCCATGAGGATAGCTATCACGTACTTCTCGAGCTTCTACGAGACGCTCATGAGGCTCGACGACCCTGTCAGGCGCGACAGGCTGAACATGGCGCTCCTGCAGTACAGCTTCGACGGCACGGAGCCGGACCTTTCAGACGACCTCGCATTGGAGCTCGCGTTCATCAACGCCAAGCCCAACATCGATGCGAACCTGAACCGCTCCGATGCGGCGAAGGCCAACGGCTCGAAGGGCGGGCGCCCGCGCAAGCGGTGCAAGTCGGAAAACGTTGGTAAAGCATGCGCTGAAACCGAACCTGAAACCGACTGCAGAACCGAGCTGGAAACCGACGCTGAAACCGAAGCGGAAACCAATGCAGAAACCTACGTGGAAACCGAAGCGAAAACCGACGCTGAAACCAAGGCTAAAACCCAGGCGAAAACCGAAGGTTTAACCGAACAGAAAACCCAAGCGAAAACCCAGGCTAAAACCGAAGGTTTCGCAAACGAAAACCAGAACTCCTCCTTGTCCTTGTCCATGTCCATGTCCAAGGACAAGGAAGGGGTTTCCCCCGGACCCTTACGAGTCCGGGGGGAAACCCCCAGCCCTGAGCCTTGCGGCGCGGGTGCGGGAATGCCCGCCCCGCAGCCTCAGGGCGCGATGGTCTGCCGCACTTGCGGAAGGCCGCTCATCGAGAGGTCGCCCGGCCGCTGGCACTGCGCAAGGTGCAGGACCGATACGGGCAACCCTGCGCAAGGCATGGCTGGCGGCGTTCCGTGCCCGGACGGAATCGCGGAGATGATCGTCGGAACCATCGGTGGAAGGGGTGCGAGATGAACGGCTACGAGCTTACGAGGGCGCTCTCGCAGACCATGCGCCAGGCGGACGAGGCGCTCTCCCGCATCGTCCCCACCGCGAGGGCGTCCGCAGAGGCCGAGGCGCGGTTCCGCTCGGCCATCAAGTGCAACGAGGTCAGGCTCAAGGCCGACGGGATGCCGGCGACGATGATCAAGGACGTGGCCCGTGGCATGGAGAACGCCTGCAGCGCGTACGTCGACAGCGTCGTGGCCGAGGCTGAGCGCGTAGCCGCACACGAGGAGCTGATGCTGCGCAAGAAGGAGATCGGCGTCCTGCAGGACGCCCTGAACAGGGAGTGGGGTGCATCGAGATGAGCGGTCTCATGGATGCGCCGGACCTCGTCAGGCCGTGGTGCGTCGCCTGCGGATGCAACGGGCGGCGGATGCGCATCGAGCTGCACCATGCGGTCCCAAAGGGGATGGGCGGAACGTCCATGGAAGGGCGCATTCCGCTTCTGAGCCTATGCGGTCTCGGCAATGCGGGCGGATGCCATGGCATGGCCCATTCGGGGATGCTCCACTTCAGGTTCGATGGCGGTCGATGGCAATGCCTTCCGACAGCGCAGCCAGTCAAGCGCGTCCAGGCGCTCGCGATGCCCGGTTGGCTCGACTGCTTCGGGGAGTGCCCATGGCAGGGGTGAGGAAGAGGCGGGCCGCCATCAAGGCGATACGGGCATGCGCACCGAGCTGCATCAGCCTCTACCGCGACAGGGCAAGGAAGGCGACTGGCGTCGACTGGTCGTTCGACGACATCAGGTCCATGTGCGCCGATGAGGGCATCGAGGTCCTGACGGTCGATCAGGTCGGCGCCATGTACGGGTTCGACAGGTTCAGGATCACATGAGGAGGATGGCCATGGGAGATTACCCGGATACGACGTGGGATGGCGACCCGATGGCGCCATGGAACGCAGATGGGCCGTCAGGCGATGAAACAGAGCCCATGTGGGAGCACCAGAAGTGCGGCACGTGCAGGTTCTCGGTCATCGGGTTCGGGAGCAATGGGGGCATCTGCGCATTCGACGGCGACCTCGTTGAGGTCAATCCAACGACTGCGGCATGCGCCGATTGGGAACGGAGGTCGGAATGACTGGAAATGGCATCATGTGCTGCGAATGCGCACATTCGTTCGAATCTACTATCGGGCTCGCGTGCGGTGTGCACGGTGATGCAGGATCGTTCGCGGTGCCGAAAGACGGGTTCTGCCATCTAGCGAAGCGCAGGTGCGAGGAGGAATGCGCCGACTGCAGGCACTTCCGCTTCTTCGCCAGCACGAGCAGCAGCGGGGTCATGTGGGACGGCATCTGCTGCGTTGATGGGGTGGATGCTACCGAGGCGGATTCGTGGAGATTCGCATGCGAGATGTTCGAGGGGCGCGAATCGAAATAGCAGGAGCACATAAGGATTGGAAAGGCAGTCATGGAATACAAGAAGATCAGGGTCCTCGGCACCGAGTACAGCGTGCTGTCGACCGGCATCACCAGGGAAGACATCGAGCGCGCCGGCGATTCGAGGCTCGCGTCGATGATCGCGGGCGCGAGGCTAGATATCGAGCTTGCAACGGAATTCGGCCGCCCAGATATCGCCGAAGAGGTTCAGGAGACAGTCAAGCAGATGCGCGCGCAGCAGGCCATCAACGCCGCTGCGAGGAGCATCGAGTACGGGCTGATGTGCGGGGTGGTCTAGTGGATACGCGCAACATCAGGGCGGAGATAGCCCGCAACGGGTTCATAAACTCCTACATCGGGCAGTTCGCGGGGCTCAAGAAGTCGTGCATCGATGCGCGCGTCGCAGGCAAGGTCGACTTCCGCGTAGAGGAGCTCATAGCAATCAGGGACAACTGCTTCCCGGATTGCACGTTGGATTACCTTGCAGGATGCGTTTCGCAACGCAGGATATAGACGGGGAGGCGTCACATGCTCGACAGACTAGGTTTCCCAGAGGTTCCGGTGTTCGACACGGGCGAGGGAATGAAGGAGCAGGCTATCAAGGTGCTCGAGGAGGCATCGGAGCTCGTCGAGGCGGCGAAGGATTACGCCGAAGACATCGCGAGCTTCGGCAAGTACGATCACTTGCTCGAGGAGGCGGCGGACGTGAACCAGTCGCTCATGAATCTGGTCAACGGCCTTGCAAGCAACGACACGCTCGAAGAGCACGCGCTCAGATGCTTCGGGCGCAACTTCGCACGCGGGAGGTTCGATTGTGGTGAATGAAGAACTGAAGCCCTGCCCGTTCTGCGGCGGCGATGCAGAGTGCAGTTGCATTGCGAGAAGGAAGGTTATTCCATGCTCAGATGTTGAGAACGATGCAAACCTTCCAACGGAATTTTTCATGCAAGTTTATTGCACAGAATGCGATGCAAAAGTAAGCGCAAGTACACAAGACGTTGACGATCTTGTGAATAAAGCAGTCGCTGCCTGGAACACCAGAGCGAAGGAGGCCAACGATGATTAGACCGATTAAGCACCTGCGCAAGATTCTCACGCCGCCATGCAGGACGTGCCGCCATTACAAAGGAGGTTGCTTTGGCGTGGCGGGTTACTGCTATTCAAAAAAATATCTGGATCATGAGGAGCGCGTTAGCGGCCTGCAATACTTAAAAGCCGAAAACACGCTGGTGCGCGGCACTAGGTTTTGCACCTACGAAGAAAAAGAAGGAAACGATGCCGACTAACGAAGAGCGACTCAGTATTGCTCAAAAACTGAGAAATAAGACGGTTTACGGGCGGTGCAGCTACGAAGAGCAGTTCTATGAGCTGCTAGGAGAAACAGTCATTGGCAGTTGCGACTTTTATGACTTCGAGGATGTTGCAGACCGCCTTGCCGATCTCATCGAACCCGAAGAGCGCACATGCCGAGTAGATAGACGTGTTCCAAGTAACCCGTTCTGTTCAAACTGCGGAAAAGACTGGGAGGATGACTGGTTTTATTGTCCAAGATGCGGCGCAAAGGTGGTGGGCAATGTTGAATGAGGTCAAGTGCCCCGCGCACTACGCAGGAGACGGGATCATCCAATGCGACAGGGCGATCGAGTCGATGGTCCACGGCATCGAGTTCGAAGGGTCCGCAGGCAACGTGCTCTGCCATAAGTGGCAGACTGCTGCCGAATACCTTTGGCGTTGGCCCAGGAAGGGCGGTGTCGACGACCTGAAGAAGGCAAGGCACATAATCGACCAGATGATCTCGACGTTAGAGGCCTAGTTGGAGTTCGATGGGCAGCGGCATTGGTCGACGGGATGCGACTCGAAGACGCTCGCGTACAAGGACCGCAGCAACGCGAGGCGGGCGTGCAGGGCGGTATCCAAGAAGCACGGCGGCAAGTTCAGGCCGTATCGTTGCAGGTTCTGCGGAAAATGGCATATCACGAAGATAGGTTGATACGGGGGGCGCATGCGGGCGCCCCTCAGTTTTTGATGCCGCGGCGATAATCGGACAAGTTAGGAGGTCCGATGCTTACGCCGAAACAGGAGCTGTACTGCCAGAAGCGCAACGAGGGTATGACGCAGAGGCAGGCGTATCTGTGCGCCTACCCCGCATCGAGGAAATGGAAGCCGGAGAGCGTCGACGTGAGGGCGAGCGTCCTCGAGTCGGACTGTAAGGTATCGCAAAGGATAGGGCAGCTCAGGGAGGCGTCTGCACGCAAGTCCATCAGGACGAAGGCAGAATACCTCAGCGCGCTCGACGACATGTTCTGGATGAACCTCGACCAGGCGAGGGCACGCAACGACGGCGGTGAGACCATCGAGGCGCAGACGCGTGCCATGGCGCAGCTCAACGGGATCCTCGCGCCGGAGGCGGAGCTCGTCGAGGAGTCCGCGTCGAAGCCGTTCTGCGCCGACTTCGCGTTGCTGATACAGCCGGACTTCCTGGCACCGCACAGGCTCGTCGCATCGGATAGGGTCTCTGAGATATGGCTCGATGGCGGGCGCGGTTCGGCCAAGTCGTCGTACGTGAGCCTCGAGTTCATGGCGATGCTCGAATCCGACAGGACGATACACGGCGCCGCGCTCATGAAGCAGCAGGTGAACCTGAGGCAGGGCGTTCTCGCGCAGATAGAGTGGGCATGCGACGTGCTCGGGATAGCCGACCACTGGGAGGCGACGACCGTCCCCATGGAGCTCACGAACACGAACACGGGGCAGAAGGTGTTCTTCCGCGGATGCGACGACCCGCGCAAGCTCAAGTCGTCGGTGAAGCCGCCGTTCGGGCATATCGGCGTCGTGTGGTTCGAGGAGGCCGACCTGTTCCGCGGCCTTGCCGAGATCAGGAGCGTGAACCAGTCGTTCGCGCGAGGCGGCGACTGCACCCGCTTCTACACGTACAACCCGCCTCGCTCGCGCTTCAGCTGGGTGAACAAGCACGTCGAGGACCTTGCCGCATCGGGCGGCAACGTGTTCCACAGCTGCTATACGAACGTACCGCCCGAATGGCTCGGTCAGACGTTCATAGACGATGCCGAGCAGCTGAGGGAGACCGACGAGCTCGCATACCGCCACGAGTACCTCGGAGAGCCGGTCGGCAACGGGACAGAGGTGTTCGACCGCGTCGAGTTCCGCGCCATAACAGATGACGAGATTCGCGCTTTCGATAACCCGAAATGCGGCCAGGACTTCGGCTGGTACCCCGACCCATGGGCATGGACGCTATCGGAATGGCGGCAGAGCGGGCGCACGCTGTACACGTACGCCGAGGGCGGAGGATGCAAGATGAACCCCGCAGAGCAGGCGAGGTCGCTCATGGCCGATCTCGCAAGGCTCGGCGTTCCCGGCGTAAGCGTCCTGTCGGACGATGCGGACCCGCAGGCAATCGCATCGCAGAGGGATGAGGGCGTGAACGCGAGGCCCGCGAAGAAGGGCGGTATGCGCGATGCGAGCTACAGGTTCCTGCAGTCGTGCAGGTGGGTGATAGACCCCGTGCGATGCCCCAACCTTGCACGCGAGGTGCGCGCCATGCAGTACGAGGTGAACCGCGACGGCGAGGTTATGAACTCGATACCGGACGGAAACGACCACTGGGTCGATGCGACGCGCTACGCGATGATGCGCAACGTGCGGCACGCCAAGGACGCCTACAGGGGTGACTAGGGCAGCACAATCTTCCGATGGAACCGGGAGATCGGAGGCAACCGATGAGTGCCGAGAGGGTGCTGTACTCGATCCCGTCGCATGTGACGGGCTACCTTAAGGGGAACGGATGGGACGTCCCGTCGTCCCCTATGATGCCGCACATCCAGGATTGGGCGAACTGGTACAGGTGCTCGAACAGCTTCTACGACTTCGACGACAGGAGCGGCGGCGTCACGTACAAGGTGCACAGGCTATCGACGCGGCCTGCCGTGAAGGTGTGCGAGGAGTGGGCGTCGCTTCTCATGGGCGAGGGCGCGAACGTCACGACTGATGACGATGCGTCGTCCGAATGGATGCGCTCCAAGCTCGCCTCGTGCTCGTTCCAGAGCCTCGGACAGCGGCTCGTGCAGAAGGCGTTCGCGCTCGGCACGGCAGCATGGGCGCTCTGGTTCGACCTCGATGCCGGCAGGATGATACCCAGAAGGTACGACGCAAACCAGATCATCCCGCTCTCATGGGACGATGACGGCATAACCGAGTGCGCGTTCTGCACTTCGTGCCGCATCGGCGGTGCCGCATACGACCAGCTGCAGGTCCATGCGATAGGCGATGGCGGGTACTCGATCAGGACCGTGCTGTTCAAGGACGGAATGGTCTCCTCCGCGGATGGCGTCATCGGCGATCTCGATACGGGATGCCAGGTTCCGACATTCTCGATCGTCAAGCCTGCAATCGACAACACGACCGTCGATTTGAGCCCGTACGGTCAGAGCATCTTCGCCAACTCCATCGACATCATCAAGAGCGTCGACCTCGCATACGACGCCATCTACAACGGGGATGTGAGGTGCGGCAAGATGCGCGTGTTCCTCTCGGACATGCTCATCGAGCAGGCGAGGGATTCGAATGGGAACACGAGGAGCATCCCGTTCGGACGCGACGACGCGACGTTCTTCAGGGCCGTGAGCGCTAACGACGACATGATCAGGGAGTTCGCGCCCTCGCTGCGCGTCGGCGAGCTCAGGCAGGCGTACGGCCTCGCACTTCAGACGCTCGGGGACAGGTGCGGGTTCGGCCAGCACTATTTCAAGATCGACGATGCAGGCGGCATCAGGACGGCCACCGAGGTTGCGAGCGACAACAGCTGCCTGATGCGCAACCTGAAGATGCACTCCAATGCGCTGCAGGATTCCATCCGCATGATCTGCGAGGCGATGCTCGAATGCGGGGCGAAGCTGCTCGATGCCCCCGTATACGAAGGCGACGTGTCGGTATCCATCGAGGACGGCATCGTGCAGGATACGGCAGCAGAGAAGGCGCAGGACCTTGCCGAACTCGGGCTCGTGCTCAATCCGTGGGAGTACCGCGCCAAATGGTTCGGCGAGGACGAGCAGACGGCGAAGGCGAACGTGCCCGGCGGCATGGATGATGCGGCGCCCATCGAGGTCGAGTAGTGGACGGTGCCGACGAATCCCGCGAAGCGGTAGAGGAGCTGATCTGCGCCCTCGTATCAATAGGAATCGCTGGCTTGCTCGACGGACTGGGCGCCGGCGACGTTGCCGCATCCATGAGGTCCGCGCTGAACATCGGAGCCGTTCGCGTATCGGATGCGTTCAAGCGAGACTTGGAGCGCATGCTCGGAAGGAACGCGCGCGATGTTCGCGATGATGCATCCGCATCCGCGAGCAAATCGGCGGCAGACGCCGCGGCTGACGAGTCGATATGGGCCGATGACGAACGGGAGCGCAAGTCCTCTGCGCACGATGGCGCGGTCAGGGCGCAGACGTTCGTGGGCAGGGCATGCGGAGAAGCCGCTACGCAGACCGTTACGTCGTACCAGCGCGTGCTCAACGGAATGGCGCACGACATCAACACCATCGGATACGAGCGGGCGGCGAAGGCCGCGATGCGCAGGTTCGAGGATGCGGGCATAACATGCGCCGTATACGACCGCAACGGGCGAAAGGTGCGCCTGAGCCTTCAGGCCGTCGTCAACAGGGAGCTTTCGAGCATCGGCAACAGGGCGCTGTTCGACCAGACGATAAGCCTTGCGAAGCGCACCGGGGACAACCTCGTCGAGGTGAGCACCACGGCGAACTGCCGCGAGTCGCATGCATCGTGGCAGGGCGGCATCTACCAGCTCGAGGGAAGCGGGGAGCACCGCAACTTCTACACCGCGTGCAGGTGGGGCGACCCCGTGAACGGCATCGGCGGGTACAACTGCGGGCACAGGTTCCGCATCTACAGGCCTGCAGACGGCCGCAGGTTCGGAGACCCGCTCGAGGGAACGGGATACACGACCGAGGACGCGCGCAGGCTCAAGGGCGCACAGCGTCGATACGAGCGCATCATCAGGAATGCGAAGCTCGAGATGGAGGCCATAGACCGCTCCGGTATCGATGATGCGACGAAGGCGGAGCTGAAGCGCGCAGCACGCTCGAGGATGGCCGATGCCAGGACGCGCATGAACATGCTCATCGCAGAGCACCCGAAGCTCCTGAAGCGCGAGCAGTGGCGCGAGAGGACGTACACGCAGAACGCCGGCGGCTACGGCGGCGGAGCGAAGACTAAGCCGCAAGGTCCCGTTCCGGGAATCAAGCGTCAGACAGAACATGGCGATGCGGGGGAAATCCGCGATGGCGTGCATCGCAACGGCGTCACCTTCGTCGAGTACAAGGGGCATAAGGCCGATTACGGAACGCACAGGCTGCCGAACGGAGGAACGTTCGTCGGACCTTCGCGCGAGCGTGCCGTGGAGCTTCTGATTGATAGGTACGGCGCTGACGGTATTGATCCAGTTGTAGGCGATGATGGTTTGCAGCGAGTTTCGGAAAAGGGCGCTCTTAATAACAGGAATGATCCTGACCGCTCGAGGCGCAAAGGTTTCGCGAATAGCTATTACCGTGAGATAGTTAACAGGGATAGGAAAACGGTCATAAGAAAGATTGCACGAGCTGCGAATATAAATTACTCGCAGGCAGAACGTGCATTCAATCATGTCTTTATTGAAAAGCATGAACTTTATACTGGATATCAAACATTCGACCCTGATTACGACATGGCCCAGTCATTCCAGCGTATTATCGATACTGGTGATGTTCAGTTCCATGACATCGTATTGATTAGGCATGAGTGTCTTGAATCTGAGTACATGGAGGATGGATTGTCATACGGTGAAGCACACGATAAGGCGGAAGAACTATATAATTACGCTATTGCTTTGAATGAGTGGCTTAGAGAAAACGGTTACGATGCTTAAGTTTATGCTTAAAGAGTTATCCGACGATATCGTCAAGTATGAGTACCTCGCAAATGGGAAAGCCAATGCCTCCGGTGAAGTCGTGCTCGATAGATCGACCGGAGATATCACCATATCGAAACTTGCCGACATTGATACAAGCGGATGGTTCGCAGGACATCTCGTCTCTAAAGTCATGGAGTTCAGGGATGCTGGAGTGTTTGAGGATTCAGGAGAGTTGATCTGGTACTAAACCCCGCTTCGGCGGGGTTTTCCTTTGCACGGTAACGTATGGCAGATGATTCCGTTGACGGAAGGAGATGCCATGGAAGGATACATGGAAAGATGCCGCATCGAGTACGAGCAGCTGTGCGATAGGCTCTCGAAGCTCGATGCCATGCTGGACGGATACCGCGATGGAACGCTCGGATTCGAGCCGAGCTGCCCGCTCGAGGCGCTCATGCGGCAGGCCGATGCCATGCGCGAGTACAAGGCGTCGCTCGAGGCGCGCAACGAGATCGAGCGCATGTGGTAGCGAGCGAGGCGCAGGAGCAGGAGGCGTTCGTCTGCTACTGCGATGCGCGCGGCATCCCCGTGTTCCACATCCCCAACGGCGGCAGGAGGAACGCGCGCGAGGCGGCGCACCTCAAGAGGCTCGGCGTCAGGCCAGGCGTACCAGACCTGTTCATCCCAATACCGAGCAGCGGGAAGCACGGCCTTTTCATCGAGATGAAATCGAAGTCAGGAAGGACGACCGAGCTGCAGGAAGGATGGCTCCGACTGCTAGCGGACAGCGGATACGGTGCTGTCGTATGCCATGGTGCAGACGAGGCGGTGCGCGCGCTCGGGTCGTACATGGGTGACATGTAGGCGAACATCTCATTGCGCCCGGGCATGCGTAAAAGGCCCGCCTGAATCGCGCAGTGAAGCGCGGAAACAAACGCCTGGTACTCAAGGGGGAACCTATGGGAAAGCAGAACGAGACCGCATCCGAAGAGCAGCTGCAGGAGAGCGCATCCGCTTCGACTGCCGAAGCGCAGACTGCCGCAGATTCCGGAACCGCGAACGATGCCGCCGCATCCGATGATGCCGGCTCCGATGATTCGGCCGCGCTGACCGATAGGCATGGCAACGATGCCATCGCACGCGGGAAGTACAACCGCGATATCGCCGCGCGCGACAGGGAGAACGCAGAGCTCAAGAGAAAGCTCGAGGAGCTGCAATCCAAGGTCGACGATGCCGCGAAGTCTGAGCAATCCGCGAAGGACCTGCGCTCGGAGATCGAGAAGCTGCGCTCGGAGATGGCCGAAAAGGACGTCGACCACGCGCTCAAGATGGCAGGATGCCGCTCCGTCAAGGCGGCTCGTGCGCTGCTTGGCGACTACGATGGCGACATCGCGAAGCTAGCCCAGGAGAACCCCTACCTCTTCGAACAGCAGAAGCCCTCTGGCGCAACCGGCGCGAAGCCATCTGGTAACGCGACGTCGCTCGACGACATCGACCGCGCCATGGGCATCAGGAAGTAAGGAGCCGATATGGCTATCACCGCAGAGCAGGTCGCGAAGGTAACCGCGAACCTCGACGCGATCGTAAGCGCTGAGTGCAAGACCGCGGACCTGAACATGAACCAGAACCTCCTCGGCGACTTCGTTGGCGCAGGCCAGGTCGTAGTTGCCAAGATGGCTATCGACGGCCTCGGCAACTACGACCGCAAGAACGGCTTCCCCGACGGCGATGTCGACCTCGCATGGGAGGTTTTGAGCCTCGAATACGACCGCGGACGCGAGTTCCAGGTCGATGCCATGGACGACGACGAGCATGCGCTCATCATGTCCTCCAACATCATGGCGGAGTTCGAGCGCGCGAAGGTCGTGCCCGAGGTCGATGCAGCGCGATTCGCCCGGCTCTCCGCGAAAGCCGGCACCAAGGCGGCGGGCATCACCCTAACCACAAACAACGTGATGACCAAGCTGCTCGAGGCCGAGGCCGCAGTCGCCGAGAACGCAGAGCTCGACGGATGCATCATCTACATGACCCAGGTCGTGAAGAACCTCATCCGCGAGAAGCAGAGCTACCGCCTCGGGCAGGGCGAGAACATCAACGGGAAGTTCGAGACCTTCGACGACATGAAGGTAGTCACCGTCCCGCAGTCCCGCTTCTACAGTGCGATCGACCTGTACGACGGAGTTACCTCCGATTCCGTAGACCAGACGGTAGGCGGATTCGCCAAGGCAGAGGCGGGCAAGGCGATCAACTTCATGATCGTCGACCCGAGCGCCTGCGCGGCGATCGCGAAGCACCAGAGGCTGCGCCACTTCGCTCCCGACGTCAACCAGGAGCGCGATGCGCACAAGTGGCAGTACCGCCTGTTCCACGACATGCTCGTGTACGGCAACAAGGCCGAGCGAATCTACGTCTGCACCCAGTAATGCGAAAGGTTCCCGGATACCAGGCATACGTTGACAGCGGAGGCGGCATGGACGAGGCAACGTTCCTCGCGTGCCGCCCCGATGCGGTCGCCATCGTATGCTCGCTCATCGGCTCCAACGAGGTGACCGACGATACCGCGGATGCCTACGACTCCGCTGTGTTCGCTGCGTGCGAATCACTATCACGTGGAGCAGGGAGCTTCTCGATAGGCTCTTTCAGCGTGTCTGGGCAGGAAGGCGGAACCGATGCCGCGCGCGCTGCCGCCGCGCTGCATCTGAGCGGAAGCGGTCTTCTATGGTCTGGCCTCTGACAGCAATCCCGGCATGCATCCTCACCGATACGTGCACGGTGCGCGTCCCTGTCGAATCGGATTACGGCGGCGAGTTCGCGCAACCCGTCGAGATAGGGCATGTAAGGTTCGAGCGGCGCGACCCGTTCCACCCCGATGCGCTGTCGCTCGGAGACGGTGCGAAGGGCATGCTGTTCGTCGATGCGGTGAACAGCGAAGGCGCGTTCGTGATACCGAGCGGCTCGCTCGTAAAGGTCGGCGATGACGAGATGGTCGCAGGCTCTGTTGCCGAGTACATCGGATTCGGGGGACGCGTGCACCATTGGGAGGTTGAGCTCAGATGAGCGGTATATCGGCAGTCGTAACGAAGGTCGACCTGTCTCCGCTCGACGGTATCGTCCGCAACTTAGACAAGGCGCAGGCGACGCTCGTCGAGCAGGTGCTCGAGGGATGCACGCCGTACGTTCCCGTGAGGACGGGCGCGCTCCAGGGTTCTGCGACGGCTGGGCAGGATTCCGTCACGTGGAACGAGGATTACGCATCGTATGTGTACCACGGGACGGCAAGGATGCCAGGACGCCCATGGTTCGAGCAGGCGGCCGCCGCAGAATCGGATTCGTGGATATCAGCAATCGTCGATACGATGGGGGTGGGGTAGTTGGACGTCGTGGATACGGTCGTTCGGCATCTGAGGGATGCCGGGTTCGATGACGTGTACCCCAACCAGCTCCCATCTGGAGTCGGTGAGGGCATCGTCGTGAGGCTTGCGGCGTCATCGGTCAGGGCGTTCTACATGGACGGCTCAATGGTCGAGGAAGTAACGTACCAGGCGATATGCAGGATGCGGAGCGGAGCCGAGTCGATGCGCATCGCAAGCAGCCTTATCGGGCGCCTGTCGGATATCCCGATCGCATTCAAGAAGGCGGCGATAATCTCGCACTCGCCGTCGATGCATCCGCAGCAGCTGCAGGTATCCGAAGCCGGATATTACGAGACGATGGTCCAGTTCTCTGCGGAACTGATGACAAGATAGGAGATGGACATGGATATCGCGTTCTCCCAGTCCTACATGAACAACTTCATGATCAACATCACCCCGGACGGTGAAGAGCCTACATGGGCGCGACTCGGTGCCGGCATCTCGTCTGCCGAGCCCGAGGGCAACGAGGAGATCGACCAGAGCACCTACTACGATGGCGAGGGCCTTGCATCCTCCGATGTGACTGGCGGACAGATGGTCATCACGTTCAGCGGCAACCGATGCATCGGCGACCCCGCCCAGGACTTCATCGCCGCACGCAAGATGGATTACGGCTCCGCCCGAAAGACCGACATGCGCTGGATCAATCCTGAGGGCGATGTCCTCGAGGGGAAGATCACCCTTGCGAACATCAAGATCGGCGGCGGCGATGCGAACGCGAAGGAGACCTTCGAGTTCGAGGCCCACTTCAACGGCCGTCCGGCATACAAGGTCGGCAACAAGACCGAGTTCCCCGACATGGTCCAGTGCGAGGCTGTGAGCGTCTCGGTAGGAGCGACCGTTGCAGCGAAGGCTACGGTAACCCCCGAAGGCGCATCCGATAACGTCTTCTTCGCAATCGACGATACGTCCATCGCAACCGTCGATGCCGATGGAACCGTGCACGGCGTCAAGCAGGGCGAAACCGAGCTCTCCGTAAAGAGCGCGGTGCTCCCGAGCGTATCAGCGAAGGTGAAGGTTACCGTGAGCGCTGCGTAGGGTGACCTCTGGCGCATCATCGAAGGGCGGGGAGACACCCCGCCCTTTCTGCGTATAAGGGGGGAACGTGGCGGTAATCGGATTGCATAAGGCGCGCGAGGTCATCAGGCTCGACGACTCGGAGGATTCTCCCGAGTACATCCTAGACCTCACCGACGGCTCGCTCGAGAAGAAGGGCGACCTGCTCAGCGGATGCGTCAACGACTTCTACGATATCCAGGAGAAGATCAACGACGAATCGTGCGACCAGCGCGAGGTCATGGCGCGCCTGTCGAAGGTGTACGCATCCGTCATCAGCGCGTTTTTGGGACGCAGGGCGTACAACGAGATAGTCGCATACGTCACCGACGGCGATAAGTCCATCAGGCGCAGCGAACTCAACGTGCTGCTTTCGCCCGTCGTGCTGTTCCTCATCGGCAGGTATGCCGATGTCGTAAGGCACAGGGAATTCGAGAAGGCATCCAGGAAGTACCTCGATGAAGAGCCTGCTGCGCTCTAGGTGCGACTCCGACGGCCGCATGTGCGGCGTGTACGAAGCATGCGGCCTGCGGGTGCGAGTCTACGACGATGCGCGCACGATGATGAAGGTCATCGACCTGTTCGCAGACGGCGGCATGCATCCTTCCGTGAAGCTCGAGGTCCTGCTCCGTTTGCTGTTCCCCGACTTCGATGGCGTCAGGGAGCGCGCGGGTGATAGGCTCGGAGAGCTCTTGTGCGCGATAGTTTGGGAGAGTGCTGGACTCGATATCTCGGAAGGCGGCTCGCATCGCCACGAGAAGCCGTTATTCGACTGGGATGCAGACGAGGCGTACATCAGGACGACTATGCTCGCGGCATACGGTGAGACGCTCGATGCGCTCGCTTCGAGGATGACGTACAGGGACCTTGCGGCGCTCGTCCTGCTCGCACCGCATGAGACGCCGATGGGGCAGGCGATCTACTACAGGACGGCAAAGCCGCCCAAGCCGACGAAGTACAACCAGGATGAGATACGCGAGTTCAAGCGCAGGCAGCGTGCATGGAGGCTCGATGCCCCGTGCGGCGGCGAAGGCTCCATGGAGTCCGGGAACGACGTCGCCACGAGCGCGTTCGCGTCCATTGCATCTCATGCGAGGAGGTGCGGCTGATGGCACAGGGCGGAAGCATCACGATCAAGGCGATACTCGATACATCGCAGTTCACGCGCGGCGTCGGGAACATCAAGTCGAGCCTCGGCTCGATCGGTGCTGCGGGAACATCCATGGGCTCGAAGGTCGGCAAGGGTGCATCGACTGCGAAAGCGGGACTTGATTCCGCTGCGGCTGGTGCAGGAGCATACGATGTCGCCATGGGCAATCTCGCATCGCAGGGCATCACGATGGCGGTAGACGCGCTCGGAAACCTCGGGATGAAGGTGCTCGATGCGTCGATGTCGTTCGAGACTTCGATGAGCAAGGTGCAGGCGCTCTCCGGCGCGAGCGGTGCCGAGATGGAGCAGCTGTCTGCGAAGGCCCAGGAGATGGGCGAGGCGACGCAGTTCAGCGCATCGCAGTGCGCGGATGCGCTCGGATACATGGCGCTTGCCGGATGGGATACCCAGCAGATGCTCGACGGCCTTCCTGGCGTCCTCAACCTTGCTGCCGCAGGCCAGATGGACCTGGCGTCGGCATCGGACATCGTAACCGACTACCTGTCTGCGTTCGGCATGGAGGCGAGCCAGGCTGGGCAGATGTCGGACGTCATGGCGTACGCGCAGGGCAACGCGAACACGTCCACCGAGCAATTGGGTGCAGCGTTCAAGAACTGCGCTGCCAATGCGCATGCGGCGGGCATGGATGTCGAGACCGCTACCGCAGCTATCTCGATGATGTCAAACCAGGGCCTCAAGGGAGCAGAGGCAGGCACCGCTCTCAATGCGATCATGCGCGACCTCACATCGAACATGCAGGACGGCTCGATCGCAATCGGAGAGACGAGCATCGCGGTTACCGATGCGCAGGGCAACTACCGCAATTTCTGCGACATCCTGTCCGATGTCGAGAGCGCCACGAACGGGATGGGCGATGCCGAGAAGGCCGCCGCGCTGCAGTCGACGTTCACCGCTGACAGCATCAAGGGCATGAACCTGCTGCTCAACGCGGGATCCGGAGAGCTGCGCGGATTCGCTGACGAGTTGTACAACAGCAGCGGCGCCGCGGAGGATATGGCTGCGACGATGACCGACAACCTGCAGGGCGACATCGACAGGATGAAGTCTGGATTCGAGGGCCTTGCCATCTCCGTCGGAGAGAGCACCAACGGGGCGCTCCGCGGATTCGTCCAGTTCATCACGAACCAGGTGATCCCTGCCATCGGCTTCCTCGTCGATAACGCCGATATCATCGCCGTGGTGCTCGCGGGTGTCGGCGCGGCCATGGTCGCGCTTAATTGGGGAACCATCGTCGCAGGCATCACGCGCGTCATCGGCGTGTTCAAGGCGCTCGGCGTCGCGCTCATGGCGAACCCGTTCGCAATCGTCGCGCTCGCGATTGCCGCCGCGGTCGCAGCGTTCATGTACTTCTACAAGACCAACGAGACGGTTCGCAATGCCGTTAACTCGGCGTGGGAATCCATCAAGAACGCAGCAATGGAGACGTGGGGCGTGATAGGCCCATACATCCAGCAGGCGATGGATGCTGCGGCACCCGTCGTGCAGATGGCCATGGATGCGATAGGGCAGGCGATAGGATGGCTCGCCGAGAACGTGCTCCCGCTCGCGGTGTCGGCATTCCAGAACCTGTGCGGGTTCATCCAGGCCGCTGCTCCCGTCGTCGCGGGAATCGTGAGCGCTGCATGGGGCGTCATCAGCAGCGTAATCAGCTTCACTATGGAGAACATCGTTCCGGTCGTTCAGAACGCGTTCAACACGATAAGCGGTGCAATCTCCGCTGTCATGTCGTTCCTGTCCCCGTACATATCGGCGGCGTGGAACGTCATCAAGAACGTGTTCTCCGTGGTGCTCGGCGTGGTATCGAGCCTCGTGTCCGCGAAGTTCAATGCGATAAAGGGGTTCATCACAACCGTCATGTCGGTCGTGCAGCCAATCATCAAGAGCGCATGGGACAGGATCAAAGGCGCATTCGAGGTCGTGAGCAGCATCGCATCAACGGTATCGAGCAACTTCAACTCGATCAAGGAATCGATGATCCAGCCAATCACCGCCGCCAAGGACAAGGTCAAGTCGATGCTCGACAAGATAAAGTCGTTCTTCCCGCTATCGGTTGGAAGGGTATTGGACAACATCAGGCTCCCGCATATCAGTGTCAACGGCGGCACGGCTCCATACGGTATCGGAGGAAAGGGCTCCTTGCCGAGCTTCAGCGTCAACTGGTACGCGAAGGGCGGCATCTTCAACAGCCCGTCGATCATCGGCGTCGGCGAAGGCGGCAGGGAGGCTGCGTTGCCGCTCAACAGGAAGAGCTACAACGAGATAGCGCGCGGCATCAGCGGTGCTGGCGGATTCGATGCCGCAATCGACAGGCTCATCTCCGCACTTCCGTATATCATCGCGAACTTCGCGCCCGATACGCTCAAGCTCGACCGCAGGGAGTTCGCGCGACTCGTTAGGAGCGTGGGATGATGCGCGACGAGATCAGGTACGTGAACTGCAACAACGAGGAGGTCGTGTTCGGCGCGGGGCATCTCCATTACGGTGATACGTCGGTGCACGATTACGAGTGGTCCTACACGACGGTATCGAACAGGATAGACACCCTCAAGCGCGGTGTCTGGACGTTCGAGCTGCTCGCGGCGATGCGAGACGGCTCGATCGATGAGCGCAACAGGATGACGGACGTATTCGACTACGACGTGCGCGAGGGAACGCCCGGAACGCTCCATATCGGCGACTACCGCATCGATTGCTACTGCATTTCGAGCGAGAAGGGCAAGTGGTGGTTCGATGATGGGAGGATGGAGGCGAAGCTCAAGTTCGTCACCGACAGCAGGTACTGGAAGAAGACTACAAGGCACGAGTTCTACGCTGTCGGAGGCGAGGTTTCCGATACGGGCAAGATGTACCCGTTCGGCTACCCGTACGATTACGCATCAACCAAGTCAGTAGAGTCTCGCATCGAAGTGGGTGGAAGGCATGCGGCTAACTGGCGCCTGATAGTGTACGGTCCCGCCATCAACCCCGCTGTCAGGGTTGCGGGGCATCTCCATGCCGTGCGGTGCACCATCGAGGATGGCGGATACCTCGTCGTCGACAGCGAAAGGAAGACAGCGCTTCTCGTCGGACGCAAGGGGACCATAACGAACGTATTCAACATGCAGGACAAATCGTCGTACCTGTTCGAGAAGCTTCCCGTCGGGGTATCCGACGTGCTCTGGGACAACAACTTCGGCTTCGAGTTCCAGGTAGACGAGGAGCGCTCCGAGCCAGAGTGGGTGGTGTAGGTGGACCTGATATACGCGAAGCCCGACAGGTCAGAGGTCGGCGTCGTCGAATCGTTCGAGATGGATATGGCGTTCGGTTACGACGAGAACGACTTCGAGCTCACGGTACCGCTCTCGAAGAACGTGATGTCGGAAGGGTACCTCGTATACGTCGACAAGACGGAGTACGGAGGCGTCGTCGACTCGGTGAGGCTCAATACCGCGAAGAACACCGTCTGCTACAAGGGCCGCACATGGCACGGCATCCTCGAGAACAGGATCATCGAACCGGCTTCGGGTAAGGATTACAGGACCGTAAGCGGCGATGCGAACAAAGTGCTCTGGGATATCGTATCCGCACTCGGACTCGGAGATACCTTCGAGCGCGATACGTCTGAGTGCGGGATATACATCGAGGCATACCGTTTCGAGAGGTACTGCAAGGCGTACACCGCGATAAGGAAGATGCTTTCCGAGCATTCGGCGAAGCTGGTGCTGCGAATCGACAGGATGGCCGGCAAGGTACTCATATCGGCAGCGCAGGCGGTCGACTGGTCGTATAACGAGCCGATAAGCAGCGACAAGAGCGACTTCGAGATCGAGAGCAAGAAGCGTCCCGTCAACCATCTCATCTGCGCAGGCGAGGGCGAGCTGAAGGATAGGAAGGTAATCCATCTCTACGCAGACGCCAAGGGAAACGTGAGCCAGACGAGGACATTCACCGGAATAGACGAGGTGTCTGATTTCTACGATTACAAGAACGCGAAAGACGATGAGCTGCTCAAGAGCGGAACGGAGAGGCTTTCCGGGTACCAGGTCGCAGACGAGGTGAAGCTCACCATCTCGCCTGAGTACGAGTACGACATCGGAGACATCATCACGGCAACCGATTCGAGGACGGGCCAGAGCGCGACCACGGTCATCAGCAAGAAGATCGTCTCCATCGACAGCGACGAGATCAAGGTCACATACGACGTCGGCGGCTATACGGAGTCGCAGATAGAACAGGCGAGGAAGGCGGCCAATGATGCGAGCGCGGCTATCAGGCGCGCCGATGCGGCAGCGGCAGCCGCGGCGATCGCATCGACAAGCGCGGATGAGAAGGTGCGGGTATTCATGAGCCAGCCCGTTCCGCCATACAAGAAGGGCGACCTTTGGGTGAACGGGGACGGGATGATACTCATCTGCACGGAATCTAAGGAGGAGTAG